GTTTTTGACAGAGCAACCGCCACAATCACGATAAAAACTATAAATACAAGGATTACCGTAGCATTAGGAGACATGAGGATATGTTCTATGGTTTTCCACATATTGTTATTCCTCCGGTCATAAGTTCAGGTTTTATTTCACTACTTTCCCCAAAAGAAACCTGTCTTGATTCAAAGACGGATTCACTTTTACAACCTTATAATCCGCTTTATCAGCATCATAAAATCCACTTTCGTCCAAGTCTGGCTTCTTTGCCCATATTCTGCTTGTTTCGTCTATTGGCAGATAACCTTTATTCGTGAGAAGTGTTGCATCATACGCCGACACATCCACTCCGTATTCCCTAGCCTCTGCCTCACCACCACTTAACGCAATATTCCCTAAAAATTCATGTATGGTTCGGTAGCCTGCGGTTGTTTCCCCGGACTGCACAGGGATTTTTGTTCCGTCAGCCAATGTCACATATTTTATGTTTCCATATCTGTCACGCTCATACACTGGTATATTTTCTTCCTTTAAGGAATACCACATCTTGACTTTATTCTTGTTCGCTGTCCTCATTCTTGTCATCCTCTCTCTGTTTGAGAATGTCGATAGCCTTAATAATCGGCTGTGGAATCGGTACGCCCATAAGCCCTGCATTTTCCACAATGGAGACCGTCTCATTGGCAATAAAAGCAATTACAACAGCATCTTTGATATACTCTGTGCCTATCGCTAAATCAAGCCTGTAAGCCACAAGAACAATCAAAAGTGTAACACCTTTGCGACACAAGCCTTTGAACCCTGCTTTGCTTTCAAGTCCGCCTGTTTTTGTTTTGGCACTATTCTTAAAGATTCCTGCCACCATTAAGCCTGTCAGATAGTCAATACCCATAAAAATAAGGAGTGTCGTAAGTGCAGCACTCCAACCACCGAACGCCGCCGATATAGCACCGCCCACAAGTCCGATTAGTCCGTTAAAAGTCAGTTCTTTCATACAAGCCACCTCATTTCTTAAACTCACAGCCCACCACCATAATGTGAGTATCACCCTACAACACAAAGTCAAGGCTCATGCGTCCTTTAACCTCATGCCATGCACAATCTTCTTTTTATCCTTAAAAGATTAAGTTGTAGCAATTCCTCTAGTCTGCAATACACCAATGATTGCATTGATTTTTGCTACAATCGTAGCTGTGTCCGTTTCATCAGTGTCAAGTGCTTCTAACTGTGTAGCCGTACCTTGCAAACCCTCAACAACCACATTCACACTTCCGCTCGACGGAGTAAGAGCCGTACCGTTAAGCTGTACTTCTGTAATAGCCTCGTCAGGGTTAAATGCTACCCACGCACCATTCTCACGAATATACTTTTGACCACTCGGAGTAGACGGTACATCTTGAAGTCCCTCTAATCCCGGAACATAGTTCGTTCCGTCCGTAGAATACTCCAATCCGTTCAGTCCTGCCCTAAAATAAGGTACTGCCTCGTCACCGCTTGGAGTTTTCACATACTCATATCCTGCCGGTGCCGGAGTATCAGGGTTTTCTTCCTCGATTACACCGGATTCCGTAACCCCTACCGTAGCCCATGAAGTAGCCACCGTTGAGCCTGAAATTACACGGAAGTCAAAACCTTTCGCATCTTTTAATACTTCCTTTGGAATGGTCACTTTTCCGTCTGCCAAATCTCTTTTATAGGTATGCTTATCCTTGTAAAACTCGACCGCCTTTGTTCCTGCAATCTCTGCAAATTCTTCATCAAAAGTAAGTTCGATTCCGTAATACCCTACAGAACCGCTTGTAACAATAGTACGGTCTGTGTTATCCCTTGTGACCGCCATATTTGACACGCTATACTGCAAATATTTCATAGGTCGTTATCCTCCCTTTCTTAAAATTAAAAGACATTCACAAAAGCGTGAACGCCTTTAAATAAATCATCTCTTGATACCCAAGTCCTGCTGACAGAGTTTTCAGAGTGGCTCTGCTCCCCCTCAACTCCGACTTGGTTATAGTCGTACCTTGCCACATTCAGAATGACAGAATAATAGTTATACATATCCGTGAGAATCTGTTCATCCGTCATAGATGTAGCCGTGTAATTCCGTTTCATACGAAGTTCTCTGACCGCATTCTTCACTTTAATACGGAGTAAATCGGCATTGAAAGAATCTTCGCTATTTAGTTCAATCGTAAGCTCTGCTACAATCTCATTCTCTAATTCCGAAACAGTCAATGCCGACACCTCGCTTTCTATAATCCAAGTTTGTCAATCAGAATCTTTTTCAGTTCCGCACCGCTGATACCGTCTGCACCATCAACGCCCATTTCAGACGCAAGTTTGCGTAAATCGTCCGCACTCATACGGTTAATGTCTGTTTTGGTGTAAGCAGGCTGTGCGTTGTCAGCAAAAGGAATTTCCTCTTCCTGCGAAACAGGAGAAGATGCACCGACTGGCACATCCTCCCCTGCTACATAAAGTGTTCCGTTATGTTTTACCATGTAATTGTATTTCATTCACGGACACCCCCTTATTTCACTTTGATAACAAACACGCCGTCCATACCCTCATATGACGGAAGTGCAATCTGACTAACGGTTGTCGTAATCGTAAATGACGGCTTGTACTCGGTCTGAACCGCAATCGCAATACCGCTAGGAAGTACGGTAATGTCAACTGGTGCATTTGGGGCATCAATCATCTTGTTTACAGTAGTAAGTTCCTCCGGTGTTGAACCTCTCCAAAGAGTACCTAACTGTCCTGCACCTACGATAGTCACATAATCGTCAGGATAGAAGTATTTCTCCGTACCGTCTGTATCTTTGTACATCTTATCGTAGATAATCCAGTCAATCTGCTCTTTCTTCCTGATTACATCAACAACGGTTTCATCATCAATGTAATTGATTGCCTGACCTGTCACGCTGACTAATGCACTCTTAATCTGCTCATTGCCTGTCAGATAGTCGAATGTGTTTGAATTGGAAATGATTGCGACAGGGGTAACACCATTCTTCCTAAGTGCCTTTTTGCCTGTCTTAATGTCGGAAAGCGGGGTAGAAGTTGTCTTGTTATCCCATGTTGAAGAACCGCTAAGTGCAAGGTAATTCGCACCTTTCCAAATATTGTTGCTGTCATAATCGTAAGCACCGATTGTGTGGTCGTTCTCTCCAAAAGAGATTTCAACATTTCCGTTTGTCGGTGCTAACAACTGCATACGCATTCTTTCAGCGGCAATTTCAGCACCCTCAACCAAATCTCTTACATCATTGTAGATGTCATCAACAACAGGCTGTAAGTATCTGTCGTTTGCCTCGCTGATTCTTGCCAGTTCTGCAATATTCGTTTCAGAAACAATCCTGCTCTCTCTAAAGAGTGGCATCTGCTCCTGTGTAAGTTTTGCCTCGCCTCTCGGACGGATTTCCGGGATAGCATCAAAGTTAGACGGCTTTAACGCCACGCCTAACCCTTTGTGTGAATGAAGCCATTTAAGGTCAATTCCCATTTTCTTCTTGTTCGGGAAAAATGCTTCTCCAAGATACGGAATCTTATTGCTTTCTGCCTCTGTCATGTATGCGGCAATAAGTTCCGTGTTAAGAATATCTGTGATTCTAATAGCCATTTTAATTTACCTCCTATAATTGTTGTAGGTTAGCGATTATCTTCCGAATTGATAACCGGTGTTAATTATGATGCGATAACGTCAGGCTCTTCCAACTTGATACGGTTTCCTGCGTTGTTCATCGCCGTAACTAACGCACCGTCATAAGTCAGACCACTGTTTGCGTTTGCCCTCGTTACATTGACATAAGCCTCTGTCAGGATATGCCCCTGTGGGTAATCCTCGTTTACATCATAGTGTAAAATCCCGATTGCTCCTGTCCACGGAGTAGCCGTAACAGGCTTTCCGTCCTTGTCAATCGGTGTACCGCCCTTGATTACCTTGCGCCCCATATCGTCTGTTTCCGTAACTCCTGCAAAGTCTACCGTCATAGATGTTGCACGAAACGGCGGTCTGTTTAAGATTTCCGCTTCTGAACCAAAAGTGGTATCAGTCACTTTCATATCGCCTCTAGCCATTTTAATTTACCTCCTATTTTGCTTTTTATATTTTGCATTGTTATTGATTACCGTTTGTAAGCATCAAGTATTGATTGGTTTGCTGTGTTGGAGTTTTTAGCACTGCCAACAACCAAATCCTTTGCGAAAGAATTTTCACTTTCTCCCCCATTCTGACCATTCGGGTTGCTTGACATTCTCGCAATCTCCTGTTCCTTTGCAAGAGCCGCCGCTGATTCCTTTTCAGAGATAATAGCCCCAAGTTTTGTCATATCAAAAGAGCCGTCATCTTTCACAACTTCCTTTGCCTGTTCAGCCGTGATTTTGAATTGTGCTACTGCATCTGCTCTCTGATTGGAGATAAACTGTGCCTTTTCCAGTTCCGCAATCCTCTGATTTGCTGTTTCGAGTGCCTTGTTTGCCTTTTCAACTTCCGTCAGATTACCGTTTTCAACTTCCTCTAACTTTTTAGCAAGTTCGGCTTTCTCACTTTCTAAGGCTTTCAGTTTT